CCAGACCGAGAAGCCGCCGTATCGCGTCCCACTGATGTCCGAGATCTCCGCTCTGGAGCCAAACGGCTACAAGGCAGTCTCCACCTTTTCCGGGTGCGGCGGGTCAAGCCTGGGCTACCGGATGGCAGGCTTCCAGATGATGTGGGCCAGCGAGTTCGTCGAAGCCGCCAGGGATGCCTACAAGGCCAACGCGGCGCCCTATACGATCCTTGACGGTCGGGATATTCGCGACGTCAAGCCGCAGGACATCCTCGATGCAACGGGCCTGGACGTCGGCGAGATCGACTTGTTCGACGGCTCCCCCCCCTGTGCATCCTTCAGCACTGCCGGGAAGCGCGAAAAAGCATGGGGCACAGTCAAGAAATACAGCGACACCGAACAGCGCGCCGATGACTTGTTCTTCGAATATGCCAGGCTGATCGGCGGGACGCAGCCCAAGACCTTCGTCGCTGAGAATGTGAGCGGTTTGGTCAAAGGATCAGCCAAGGGCTACTTCCTCGAAATCCTCGCCGCCCTGAAAGCCGCCGGGCCTGGTTATCGCGTATCTGCCAGGCTGCTGGATGCGCAATGGCTCGGTGTTCCCCAGACGCGCGGCCGCGTGATCTTCGTCGGGGTCCGGTCTGATCTGGTCGATGAGAAGGGCTGGCCCCTGCAGCCCTGTCATCCGACGCCACTGCCCTACCGCTATTCGATCCGGGATGCGTTGCCGTGGATCACCCAGGCCGTGCACGACACCTCTGGATCGTTCGGCAAGGGTGAATTCACAGACGGGCCTTCTCCGGCCATCACGGTCGGCGTCAACAGCCTGAATGCTCGGCACTATCAGGTCAGCGGGCCGGGCGGCGATCCGTCGCTGGTGATCGGATATCCGCACCACAAGCAGAAACCCGGGCACAGTTTTCCCCGAGGCGAACGCTTCAGTCCTGATGTCCCCTGTCCGACCGTCATGGCCTCCGAAGCAGGCATCGGGGGCGCCAGGCATTACCTTGAGAACGCTCCCGCCATCGAGCCCGAAGCCGATATCAGCGGCTACGAGATCGGCAAGGAATGGGACAAGCTGAAACCGGGCGGCCAATCCGAGCGATATTTCCGACTGACCAGACCTGACCCGGATGGTCCGAGCCCCTGTGTCACAGCCAGCGGAGGCACAAGCAGCCTCGCCGGTGTGACCCATCCCCACGAACGCCGGAAGTTCAGCATCGCAGAGCTTCGCCGTATCTGCGGCTTCCCCGATGATTTCATCCTGACCGGGACCTATGCCCAGCAATGGGAACGCCTTGGCCGCGCCGTCCCACCTGTGATGATGAGCCACATCGCCCAGACGGTGCGAACCAAAATCCTCGACCAGATGGCCAAGTGATGTGCGGGCTGTTCGGAACCTTTGAACGGCCCGACATCGACGTCGCTGCCAGGCTTGAACTTTTGGCCCACAGGGGCCCTGACGGGTCTGGCATCGTCTCTGCAGGCCCTGCTGTCCACGGCCATGTCCGCCTCGCCCTGGTCGATCTGACAGCCGCCAGCGACCAGCCATTCCGCCACGCTGGCGCCGTGTTGTCATTCAACGGGGAAATCTGGAACTGGCGAGCCGTCCGCCGCGACCTCGAAGCCTTGGGCCGGATCTTCAGAACAAACGGCGACACCGAGGTCTTGGCGCAGGCCCTTGATCAATGGGGGGTCGAAGCCCTGCTACGCCTTGAAGGCATGTTCGCCTTCGCTTGGTCCAGCACGGACGGTCGACACATCCTGGCCCGGGACCGATATGGAAAAATCCCGCTTTACGTCGCCAAGCGCGGCGCCGGCTTCATCTGCACCAGCGAGCGCAAGGCCTTGATGCGCGACGAGCAGGCCATTGCCCTGCCACCCGGAACCATCCTTGATCTAACGACAGCCCGCATGGTGCAGTGGTATGACGTCCCGACCGAGCGACCCGGCGATAACCGGCCCCTGATGCATATGCTTGAGGCCGGTGTCGCAGCCAGGCTTGATGCCGATGCCCCGGTCTGCTGCCTGATCTCGGGAGGGCTGGATAGCGCGCTGATCCTGGCCCACGCCATCAATCTCGCCAGCTGCGGCCGGGAGATCGTGGCCTATACCGCCAAGCTGGACGCCGACACAGAAGATCTCAAGTCTGCCAGGCGGGTGACAGATCACTTCGGGGTCAGGCTGATCGAAGTCCCCGTCCCGGCGCCAACAGGCGAAAGCCTGGCCGAAGCTGTCCGAACCATCGAAATCCCGAGCAAGGCACAGGTGGAGATCGCAGCCATGTGCATCCCACTGGCCGCAGCCATCGCCTCGGACGGCTTCAAGGCTTGCCTGTCCGGGGAAGCGGCCGATGAACTGTTCGGCGGATACGGGTCGATGTGCATCAAGGGCGCCAGCGCCGATGACGCAGGATGGCGAGACATCAGGATCGGCCAGCTTGCCAAGATGGCGCGCGGGAACTTCATCCGTTGCAACAAGGTCTTCATGGCCCATGGCGTCGAATGCCGCCTCCCCTTCATGGAGCGCGCCCTGGTCGAAGCCGTCCTGACCATGACCAAAGACGAGTGCCCGCCAAACAAGAAAGCCCTTAAGGCTGCTGCTTCCGGCCTGATCCCCGACTGGGTGATCAAACGGCCCAAGGACACCTTCCAAGGCGGCGCCGGCATGATCGACGCAGCCGCAATCGCCATCCCTGATCCCCGGGCCTATTATGCAAGCCAGTGCCGCACCCTCTACGGCGCCAGATCAGGAGATTAGGCATGGCCGACATGGAAATCCCGAAGCCCGGGAAATGGACCTTTGAAACCCCGGAAATCGCCAAGGGCTTCGATCACCACGTCCGGGAACAGCTTCCGTGGTATGACCTGGCCACCAACGCCGTGGCCCACATCGCCAGGCACTACATCCCCGAAGGCGGCGTGATCCTCGACCTAGGCGCCTCGACCGGCAACATCGGCCGCGCCATCGAGGACACACTGGCTGATCGCCAGGCCTTCCTGATCGCCGTCGAACGATCTGAAGCCATGAGGGACCAATACGCCGGCCCGGGCTCGTTCGTGGCCGCAGACCTGCGATCCTACACCCCGCCACCCCACGACCTGGCCATCGCATTCCTCTGCCTCATGTTCCTGCCGGTCGCTGACCGGGCGGCGCTGATCCAGAAGCTGAGGGCTAGCCTCAACCCCGGCGGCGCCATCATCATCTTCGAGCGCATGGAAGCCGTCAGCGGATATGCTGCCACGGTCCTGTGGCGCCTGACCCTGGCCGGCAAAGTCGCAGCCAAGGTCGATCCGCAGGAAATCATCGCCAAGGAATTGAGCCTCATGGGCGTCCAGAGACCCCTTCGCCGGGCAGAGCTTCCAGCCGACGCCATCGAGGTTTTCCGGTTCGGGGAGTTTGCCGGTTGGCTGATTGAGCCGGAATTGTAGCGTGTCTGTTTTGGACAGCCCCTTAAAAGGTGACAGCATGGAAGACCCGAAACCGAAAATCGGAAGGCCGAAGAAGATCATCTGGGACGAGCGGACCCGGAAGGAACTGTCCGGCATGGGCCAGATCATGGTCACCGAGGCTGAAGCCGCGTCCTTCTTTGGCGTGGGCATCAACACGCTGAAGCGGTTCTTCGCCGAACACCCCGAGGCCCGAGAGACCTTCGAGAACGGGAAAAACATCGGCAAGATCAGCCTTCGTCGGCTGCAGTTGCGGCTTGCCGAGAAAAACCCGGCTATGGCCATCTTCCTCGGGAAGAACGTCCTGGGCCAATCCGACCGTGTTGCGCACTTCGGAGGCGGACCAGAAGACGGCCCGATCCAATACGCGAACATGACCGAGGAAGAGATCAATGCCCGCCTTGAAGCTCTCCTGGCCCCTGGCGCGAAAGATAAGGGCCCTTCCGCTGGAACAAAGGCGCGAGGCGCTGGCGCTGATGGAAGCGCAGTTCGCGAAGGCAAAGCAGGCCGAGGACGAAAGAAGGCGGGCGGAAGTGCGGGCGTCGGCTGAACAGATCAGGGCCAGGTGCTCGACCCTGGCCGGTTTTGTCAAGGAAGCCTGGCACGTCTTGGAGCCCAGGACCCCGCTGGTCTGGGCCTGGCATCTGGACGCCCTGTGCGAACACCTGCAGGCCGTGATCGAGGGCCGCATCAATCGGCTTCTGGTCAACATCCCGCCCGGCATGTCCAAGTCGATGATGGTGTCGGTGATGATGCAAGCCTACGAGTGGGGCCCGGGCGGCAACCCCTCGAAGCGGTATCTGACGACCAGCTTCAACGACGGCCCCGTCAAGCGCGACACCCGCAAGACCCGCGACCTGATCATGTCGCCCTGGTTTCAGGCCCTGTGGCCTAACGTGGTGCTCACCAGAGCCGGGGAGACGTCTTTCGCCAATACAGCCACCGGAACCCGGGAAGGGGTCGCCTTCGGCTCCCTGACGTCACAACGGGGTGACGTCCTGCTGATCGACGACCCGCACTCCACAAAAACGGCCGAGAGCGAGGCCGAACGGAACAACACCACCCGGCAGTTCCGCGAAGGCGCCCAGAACCGCCTGAACGATCAGGAAAAGTCGGCCATCATCGTCATCATGCAGCGGCTGCATGAGAAGGACGTCAGCGGCCAGATCGTCTCCCTCGGGATGGGCTACACCCACCTGATGCTCCCGATGGAATTCGAGCCGGCCAGGGCCTGCAAGACATCGATCGGTTGGTCGGACCCGCGCACCGACGATGGCGAACTGATGGACCCCCGCCGCTTCCCCCGAGAGACGGTCGAGAAGCTGAAGCGCGATCTCGGCTCATACGCCTATGCTGGCCAATACCTGCAGCGGCCGACACCCCGGGAGGGCGGCCTGTTCAAGCGCCACTGGTTCGCCGGGAAGGTCATCAAGACGGCGCCGAAGGGAACGATCTGGGTCAGGGGATGGGACCTCGCCGCGACCAAGCTGGACGCCACCGACACACGCGGAGCCAGAACAGCGGGGGTCAAGCTCGGGCTCACCCCGACAGGAGAATTCATCGTGGGGGACATGAAGGCGGCCGGCGAGGACGCGGAGAACGTGGAACGGCTGATCAGGACCGTTGCCGAGATTGATGGCGTCGGGGTCAGCATCGATCTGCCGCAAGACCCCGGACAGGCCGGCAAGGTCCAGAAGCGGGCCTTGGTCAAGGCGCTGGCGGGCTACAACGTCCGGGTCACGCCTGAGACCGGGGACAAGGTGACGCGGGCCACACCGCTTTCCAGCCAGGCCGAAGGGGGCAACCTGTTTCTGCTGGAGGGGCCGTGGAACGAGGAATATCTGGACGAGGTCTGCCTGTTCCCCGGTGGCGCCCGGAAGGACGTCGTCGATGCCACCAGCCGGGCCTTCGGGGCTTTGCAATTGCTGCGGCCGACCGGCGGCGACTTGGCCGGCGCCGAGGAAATCACCGACGACGGCCATGATCTGGACCACGCCGGGCCCAGGGTCGAGAACGCCGACCTTTACTGACCGGAGCCCCGCCTAGCCATAAAGGCCCGCTCTCGCTACCCTACGGACCACGGAGGGCTGTCCATGGCCGGATATTTCGGAAATCTTGCGGGGGCCTTGCTGGGCCGCAATCCGCCCAAGGTCAGCCCCTT